GGGACTGTGTAGAGATTGCCACAATAAAGCAGAAGCAGATTCTTCATTTAATATGTATTGCAGAATAAAACATTTAGAATTAGTATGCAACCAAGTGTACGCCTTAATAGAATATGAAAAACGATATGAAAATAGAAAGTAAATTAGTTAAAGACTTAAACCCTGCATCATATAATCCTAGACAGATTAGCAGTAAACAATATAAGGACTTAAAAGAATCAGTTAAAAAATTTGGTTTAGTAGACCCTATAATAGTAAACAAAGATAATACTGTAATTGGTGGACATCAACGATTGAAAGTTTGTAAGGAACTTAAATATGTAGAGGTTGAGTGTGTAATGCTAGACCTATCAAAAGAAGAAGAAAGAGAATTAAACATTAGATTAAATAAAAATACAGGAGACTTTGATATGGATATATTGGCTAACGAGTTTGATATAGAAGAGCTTACGGATTGGGGATTTAAGCATATTGACCTTGATATTAATATAGATAAAATTACAGAAGGCAATACAGAAGATGACCACATACCAGAAGTAAAAGAAAGTAGAGTAAAACTTGGTGATGTTTGGCAATTAGGAAAGCATAGAATAATGTGTGGTGATAGCACAAAAGAAAGTGATGTTAAAAAGTTAATGAATGGAGAAAAAGCAGATATGGTGTTTACAGACCCACCTTATGGTGTAGATTATAAAGGAATAAATAATGACAATAAAGAAGGTTTAGAGAATTTATTATATATGGCTTTTAAAAATAAAGAAAATAACTGTAAAGAGGGTGCTGCTTTTTATTGTTTTCATTCTGATAGATGTGCAGATATTTTTCATTCTATTTATAGACAATTTTGTCATTTTTCATCTATGTTAATTTGGGTAAAAGAAAGCATAGTTTTATCACAAACTGATTATCAAGGCAAACACGAAAACTGTATATATGGTTGGTTTAAAAATGGAACACACAAATGGTATGGAGATAGAAAACAACAAAGTGTTTATATTACAAAAAGAGAAAGAATAAATGGACACACTACTCCAAAACCTATTGAATTTATTACAATGACTTTAAATAATAGTAGTAAAACAAAAGATATTATTTTAGATTTGTTTCTTGGTAGTGGTTCAACATTAATAGCTTGTGAAAAAACAAATAGAGTATGTTATGGAATGGAATTAGACACTAAATACTGTGATGTAATTATTGAAAGATGGGAACAATTTACAGGACAAAAAGCAAATAAATTATGAAATACTATAAAAGATGGCACGAATACTGTGATTCTAAAAAACCTAAAAACAACTCTAAATTTGTTGCAGGTTGGGTTAGAACACCTAAAGATTTAAAAAAATTGATTAATAAATTAAATAATAAAAAGACAAATAAAATAACGGAATAAAAACGGAATCAATGAATAAATTTCCAAATAAAGCAACACAGTTTAGTTCTACTAATCAACCAAAGAAGAATGGTAGACCAAAAGGTAGAAGAAACGTAGCAACAGTATTAAAAGAATTACTATCTACACAGGATACTAATATGGGTGGAGAGGGCGACTTTGGAAGTCCTATAGCTAAGATGTTAATACAAATAGCTTTCCATAAGGATAGTAACAATAACGAAAAGCTAAAAGCAATTAAAGAAATCTTAGATAGGATAGAGGGATTGCCAGACCAGAATGTTAATGTAAGTGCAGCACCCCCATCTTGGATTAATGATGATGACGAAACAAGCTAAACCATATTATGATCTAAAACAATCTACTAAAAGAATCTGTGTTTTACAAGGAGGTACAAGAAGTGGTAAGACGTATTCTATTCTATTAGGATTAATTGAATTTGCTTATAAGAATAAAGGCAAAGGATTATATATTACAATAGCACGTAAAACTTTTCCTGCATTAAGAGGTACTAGTATGCGTGATTTCTTTGAGATACTAAAGAAAGAAAATTTGTATGATGAAAGGTTACATAATAAATCTAACTCTTTATATCATCTATACGGTAATAATGTAGAGTTTATCTCAGTAGACCAACCACAAAGAGTAAGAGGTCGTAAAAGAGATGTGTTATTCCTTAATGAGTGTAACGAGTTCGGATTTGAAGAATATACACAATTAGCACTTAGAACAACATACAAGATTATTATTGACTTTAATCCATCAGAGCAGTATCACTGGTTATACACACAAATTATAGATGCAGATAGAGATGATGTGGACTTTCATATTTCAACATATAAAGACAATCCATTTTTAGAACAATCAACAATAGCAGAAATAGAAAGATTAAAAGAAGTAGATGAAAATTTATACCGGGTCTTTGGCGAAGGGCAACGCGGGGTAGCTTCCGAAACCATTTTCCCGGTATTTAATATAGTAGATAATATTCCTGAAAATGCTAAAGAGATTGCATTAGGATTAGACTTTGGATTCTCAGCAGACCCTACATCATTAGTAAAAGTATATAAGCACGATTTAGATTTATATATTGATGAACTAATCTATGAGAAAGGATTAACCAATCAAGACATAGCACACAAGATTAAGCAATTAGGAATAGATAGAAGTATTGAAATATATGCTGATAGTGCAGAACCTAAATCTATAGAAGAAATATACAGGATGGGTGGCATTAATATAAAACCTGCTAAGAAAGGTGCAGACAGTATTCGTATTGGAATAGACGTTCTAAAAAGACACAAGCTAAATATAACTAAGCGAAGCGTTAATGCAATTAAAGAATTTAGGAATTATAAGTGGATAAAGAACAAGAATAGTGAAATAACAAACAAGCCAATAGATGCTTTTAACCATGCTGTAGATGCAGTAAGATATGTAGCATTAAATAAGTTAATGGTGTCCTATTCAGGCAAATACTATATAGCATGAAAATTTTAATAGCTTGTGAAGAATCACAAACAATAACGAAAGAATATAGAAAATTAGGATTGGAAGCATATAGTTGTGATTTATTAGAATGTAGTGGTGGATATCCAGAATGGCATATAAAGAATGATGCGATAGAAGAATCTTATAGTGGTAAATATGATTTAATGATAGCACATCCCCCTTGTACTTATTTGGCTGTTAGTGGAAATAGGTGGCTATATAATAAAGATGGAAGTAAAAATGTAGATAGATGGAACAATAGAGAACTAGCTTTGGATTTTGTTAGAAAATTAATAAATGCACCAATAAACAAAATAGCAATAGAAAACCCTGTTAGTTGTATAAGTTCACAAATAAGAAAACCTGACCAAATCATTCAGCCCTATATGTTTGGAGATGAAGCTACAAAAACAACTTGTTTATGGTTAAAAAATTTACCACGATTAATTCCAACAAATATAGTAGGCAAGGGTAGAAGGACTTATTTTAAAAGTGGCAAGTCACATCCTGAATGGTATGCAGATTGTTTTAATAAAACCAAAGAAGAAAGACAACGATTAAGAAGTAAAACATTTAAAGGAATTGCAAAAGCAATAGCAGAACAATGGCAATGAAAAACGAATTATAACATTTTATATTTATTAGTAATGAAAGAGGTTAAATTAACAATACCTGATAATTGGTCTGACATAACAATAGACACTTATCAAAAGTATGTAAAAATACAAGAGGGTAAAGGAACTGAAAAAAACAAAGTTATTAAGAGCTTGGCTCTATTATGTAACACCACACCCTTTGTAGTTAAGAAAATGGCTTACAGCGATTTATTAGAGATAATGGGGATAATTAAAAAGATGATAGACACAGAGCCAAAAGAAGAAGATTTTAAAAAGGTATTTAAATTTAACAAGATAGAATATGGCTTTGTGCCTAACCTTAGTAAGTTAAGCACAGGAGAATATATTGATTTAGAAGCATACTGTAAAAACCCTATAGAGAATCTTCATATTATTATGAGCATATTATATAGGGTAATTACTTTTAAACGTGGAGAGCGCTATGCTATAGAAAGTTATGATCCTGACCAATTCAAGGAAGAACTGTTTAAAGAATGTCCTATGAATATAGCATTAAGTTCGCTAGGTTTTTTTTTGACTTTAGGAAGCGTATTAGCGAGGACTTCGCAGCGTTATTTGAAAGCACAGGAAAAGAGAGTGCAAAAGGCGTAAGTATGCAGAGCAAATGGGGATGGTATAATGTTCTCTACAGCTTATCTAATTCAATACTAGACATAGAAAAGATTACACAGCTACCTATATTAGAGGTGCTGACTTATTTGGCTTTTAGTCAAGATTATAATAATAAACAAAGAAGCAACTATGATAACTTTTAGAAACGTAGTAGGATATTTAGAAACAATAGCAACGAAGCATTTTATGTTAAATAGCTTCCATTCAGGTATAATGGATGAAGTAGATATTAATAAATTAGGTGCAGTAGATTATGCTATACTATATGCAGAGCCAGGACAAGCAGTTATAGAACAAGGTGTATTGACATATAAC